CTTCACGACTTCACGTGACTGCACCCCTGCCCAGGTTATGGCCGACTGCGGGTTGCACCCGTGGGATCTTTCCTCCATCTACGTCTGTCTTCGGACATTCCCTATCAGGGTAGGAAATATTAAAGATGGGGAAGGCAACATGATCGGGTATTCAGGCCCACACTACCCCGACCAAAGAGAGATGACCTGGGATATGGTGGGTCAGGCCCAGGAATTCACAACAGTCACCAAGAGAGTCCGTCGAGTATTTTCTTTTTCTGACCTGCAGACTAAAAAGATGCTGCAGGAAATCAGGCCGAATGGGGTCTTCTTGAACTTCTGCAATTATCTGCATAAGGATCAGGTGGAGCCTCTCGTAAAGGACATCAACCGGATGGCAGGAAGACATATAGTGAGATGGACCGGATGGGGGCCGAACGATACGGATATCTGCGTGGAAGGTGGAATCTATAACCCCATTACCCCTCCCGTATACGGAGAATAGGAGGCCAAATTGGACTTAAAAGATATATTATCGGAACGAGGAAAAGAGTACGGTCCATTCGAGCACCAGGCGAGAATTAGCCAGTTGCTGAAACATGTGGTATTCGAGGCTGATGCACAAAAGACACAGTTGGGCCTACCCAATATGTCACATTCCCAGAAGGAAGCGATGGGGATGATTCTACACAAGGTCTCTAGGATTGCCAATGGGAATTGCAATCATATGGATAGCTGGAGAGACATCGCAGGGTATGCGACTTTGATAGTAAATGAATTGAACGAGGGTCGTCCAGTAGCACCGCCTGCTCCAAGTAATCACTATCTTCGGAAGGATTAAGCCATGACTCCTACGTTCTTGCTAGTTCAAAGGGTGAGTGAGAAAGCATGGATACCGACCCGCGCATTCCCAGATGATGCGGGATTGGACCTATATGTGGTGGATGATGTCGTGGTAAAAGCGAACACGTTCGTCGATCTTAAAACCGGCCTAGCCGTGAAGATTGCGGATGGGTTCTGGGGCTTAATACGGCCAAGATCCTCTACATTCTTCAAACGCAACCTGGTGGTACATGAGGGAACTGTAGATCCAGGGTATACAGGAGAACTCAATATCGGCGTCTATAATCCTGGCACGGAGGATGTCATGATTATGTGTGGCGATCGTATCGCCCAACTGGTCGTAGTCCCATTGATTCTCCACGCAGTTAAAGTTGTGGATAAACTCCCAAACACATCACGGGGGCCAAACGGGTTCGGCTCCACAGGAAGGTGAAATGAATAGGCAAGAATGGAGATCTAAAATCTTTAGGCAGCCAGAACCAGTAAAAGGGCGATTTTCATATGCGCTGCTGTGTGATGATGTCGAAAGATGGACGATCATCCCCACCCTACGTCCGCAATCCGTAGCAGAGCATTCTTTCAATGTAGCAATCATCGTGGATGCATTCTGCGAAGAATTGAAACTTGGCAGAGGGAGCATTACCAGGATGGAGGCCATACGATGGGCCATCTGGCATGACGCGGATGAAATCTTCACGGGGGACATACCTACCCCTATGAAAATTAATATCCCGAAGCATGTTATGAAGGAGGCATCGGCCCTATCAGGATTGCATACACATGTGGAGGAGTGCGGGGATTCTCTTGCCTTAACCCTAGTCAAATTGGCTGATTTGACTGAGGCGGCTCGGTTCATTGCGACATGGGGGATCGAGCCGTCCAAAAAAGCATTGATGAAGGCCCTCACAGGCAGGATTCAAGAGGTACTAAAGTCTAGACCTGTATTGTTCGAATTGGGGCTGCTGGTATCACAATTTATTGAGGGGAGGGATTTAGCATGGTGGATGGAACGGTTGACGCCGGAGATCAAGAACGGCAGATTAAGCAATATGTCGAAGACACCAGCCGATTCGCAGGAACAGTCGTCACAATCGAAGACGATGTTACTGACGGGGCCTGGGCAGAGTTCTTCGCAGATGTCAACGAAAAGAGAAAGGAGATCGAGAGCTGGTTCGATTCGGTCAAAAAACCGTTGAATGCGTCATTAAAGAATCTTAACGCCAAGCAACATGAACTATGTGATCCGCTGAAAGCCGTGGAGGACGCGATCACCAAGGCGCGGGGCAACTGGCTTAGGATCAAACAAGCCAGGATTAAACTGGAGAATGAGGAGGCCATCAAGAATAGCGCAGAGAATGAAGGGGGTGTAGCTCTGATCAATCGGGAGCCGCCGAAGACGGTGGTCACTGGGAGCGGGGCATCAGTGGGGCTGCGAAATCAACCATCCTGGAGGTTAACGGACGACCCAGAACTGACGGCCAAGGAGATCGAAAAGGGTAAGATAAAGTTTGATAGGTCGGACCCACGGCTCAAGAACGTGCCTGATTGTGCGTTCATCCTGCAGCCTGGTTTAATCATGCCGTTGATTAAGACCGGCCAGATGCCGGTTGGTCCTCATTCAATAGAGAAGTTTGACGACCTGGCATCCACCACGAGGTAACTATGTTAAAAGTAATAGAAATAGGTGATCAAAGATATTACCAGGATGAGAATAAACATCTTCTCCCTTCCGCTTCTTCGGTGATTGACGTCCTGTTCCCTATGAATAAGGATTTCATTCCGGAGAGTGCCTTGGCCATGGGGACATTATGCCATAAGGAGGTATCCAAAGCCTTAGTCACTGAACTGGTGCATAAGTCCATCTACGGGGTCCATGAAGACCCTAAGGTAGCATCCAGAGTATCAAAAGCTTTAGAGTGGCTGGCGAAATCTGGGATGGAAATCCTAGCCGTCGAATCCCCCACCAAACATTTAGGGGTGGGAATGACCCCAGATCTCCTGGCGAAAGACAAAAACGACATCGTTGTAGTGGACTGGAAATTCGCAGAGTCTATTGCTGAGCGTTACCTATATCAGATGGAATTATATATGAAGGCTGAGGGGGCAACTAGAGCCATCATCGTTCGGGTAGACCGAAAGTCGGAAGTGTTTCCTCTACTCGTAAACCCTGATTTGGAACGATGGGAGAAGATTAAATCGGCAATCAACGTCCGCCATCACTTAAACCGTACAGTTAAACATTATATATAATTAGGAGGGGCCAATGGTAAGCGAAACAAAAAATGTGACAGCCAAAATCCTGAAGATGATCAAGAACGTGGGGGAAATTCCTCGAAACGGGTGGAACGATCGGTTCAAGTATAAATTCACCAAGGAAACCGACGTATCTGACGCCCTACGGAAGGCCTGTTGCGAAGTAGGGTTGGTCATGATTCCATCAGTGCATGATGTAGTATACACGACTATTAAATCAACCGAAGGGAAGGACCAGTACAGGGCGTCCCTCATGTTGAAGCTCACATTGGTCGATCCGGATTCGGGGGAGTCAGTGGAAATGGACTTCCCTGGGGACGCCATGGATATGCAGGACAAGGCCCTGCCCAAGGCGATTACTTCAGCCCATAAATATGCGTTGATTAAATTATCTATGAACGGGGGAGGAGAAGGGGATGACCTTGAACACGACGACGAAGCCTCTAAAGCTGGGAAACCCACTACACAAGATAAACCTAAAGTCGTTGAAAAAGAATCAGGACCCACTTATCGAAAGCCTACAGGTGCAAGTGAACCGGCTGCAAAAACAAGTCAGCAAGCTGGAAAGACAAATCCACCACCTGCAAGCAAGCCTGAACCCGCCCCAACAACTCCAAGTAATAATCCCCCCGTTCAATCCGCCCCAGCCCCAGTGAAGGAAGAAGAAAAGAAGCCTACTCTATTCCCTGCCTCCTCGGATGTACCAGTGTATGAGGGTACAGGGAAAATCCTAGCTGTCATTCCGGCTATGAAGGGGAAACCGGCCACCATTTCCTTTAGACCGGACAAGGAAGGGTCCACCGCGATGGCCATCAATTTTGACCCGTCCAAAACGGATATTCCAGCACTCCTCAAGCTTCAACAGGGGAAGAATAGTATTGACATCATCTGCGATGTCAGTACATCCATCCCGTTCTTAATGTCATTCACCGCCCCAGCACCACAGGTGTAATATGGCCAGAGAACATCTTCCACCACGCAGGGAGAACTTAACGCAGAAGTTCAAAATCCACGCCCCCGACGAAAGGGGGCGTAACCCCACCCTATATGTAACAGTGGGCTTGAAATCAGATGGTACTCCAGGCGAAATTAAGATCGTATTAAGCAAGACAGGGTTTACGGAACGGGCATATATGGATGCTTTAAGTTATTCCCTGTCAATAGGCATGCAAAACGGGGTGAAACTAGAAGATTTCGTGGAGCAGTTTCTATGGGTTAAATTTCCCCCTTGTGGCCCAGTATCCGGATATGATCACATAAAATCCTGTACATCCCCTCTTGACCTAGCTTTTAGGTGGTTGGGTATTGAGTTCTGTCAAATGTGGGATTTAGCGGTAGTTGTGCCGCCTAAGGAGGAACGGTCATGAGCAGAAAATTAGTGTGGCCCGCACACATTACGTTTTCAACGGCGGACCCCCAGCCCGTTGACCA